GCTGTTGTTGCCCCGGCCGCCATAGGCCTTGCTGTCGGCGGCTAGAACACCGTCCTTGAAGGCCACGCAGCTCACTGGGCGCGGCGCTCCAGCTCGGCCTGGATGACCTCGGCGGCCTCGGCCTTGTTCGGCACGGCGGCGCCGCGGATGGCGGTGGCGACGGCGCGCAGCGAAGGGCCGTCGGGATCGTTCCACGGCAGCTGCTCCCAGCCGTCGGGGATGATGACTGCGCCCGGCTCGTGCGGCGGCAGTTCGGCCGCCGAGCCATGAACCTCGAGGGCGTCGATGCGGACGACCTCGACGCCCAGCGCCGCGTAGGTCTGCTCGATCAGGGGCCAGTCGCCGTCCAGATAGACCTTGGTGGCTCCGCTGATCGGCTCGGCGAAAAACCGCGGGTTGAAGCGGACCTGGCCGCGCTTCAGGACCTGCGCCTCACGACTGTAGATGACTTCCATCAGTGGCCTCCGATCCAGGTTGCGTCAGGCCGGCCCAGGATCTCGGCCGTCCATCCCGACATTGATCTTGCTCGCCCGCCGATCTCCGGCAGCGCCTGCGCCCAGCCGGCGCGGTATTTGGCCGCCTCATCCCAAGGCGCCGGGTCGTTGAAGTGGCCTTGCCCGCCGTCCATCGGGACGCCGCAGAGCACGGCTCGGTCGAAGCCCAGGTCGACCAGTGCGACCTTGAGGGCGAAGAGACCCGAGGAGCCCGTCAGGTCCTGACCGTCGAAGCGGAACTCGACATGGTGGGTGATGCCCGCCACAACCGCCGGGCGGCTGTGAAGGGCCTCCAGGTTGGCAATCACACGGGCGGGCCGGCGAAAGCGCCTCCTGGCCCGCCTGGCGAGCCAGAGGGGCAGCTTCTCGGCATGAAGGGAGACGGCTGCGTCGAGCCGGCCCGGATAGGCCGCCGCGGCGTCGTTGCAGGCCACCACTCCATCGAACTCGCCCAGCGCCGTCGCGCGGTAGAGATCGGGCCAGAGGCAGGCTGCGCGGCCCAGGACGAGGGCGATGGTCATCTCCTACGCCCGGACCGCCTGGCCGACGAGGTCTGATCCGATGTCTAGCAGGCTGCCGAGCGTGAGCTCGATGGCGCGAAACGTGCCCGCCAGGCTGCCATCGATCGCATACTCGACCTCGATCGACGCGATCTTCTTCCGCTTCACCTGGCGGCCGCCCGCGGCGATGTCGGGAGCCAAACTGCCCGGCTTCGCAAGCTCCCTGGTTGTTCCCTCGTAGGCCGCGGCCTCGATCTCGCCCGGGATCAGATCGGCGGGAATATATTCGCCACTTGCATCAACCGCATCGGTTCGAGGCCACTCGAGCGCCTGCGCACGCCGTCCGGTCTTGTAGCCCGGAAACCGTGATCGATAGGCGCCGTCGAGGTAGGCGGTAGCGCGCACGAGCGCCTGAGCGATCTCGGCGTCACTTTTGCCGTCGAAGGACACCCCGCGGAGAGCAGCGAAATCCTTGTAGCCCTGCACCGTGCCGTAATTGGTCATCGCGAGACCCTCGCCGCAATCGATCGCCTCGGAAAAAGACCAGGGCCGAAGCCCTGGCCTCCGTTCTCTCTGATCGGGCGGCCCTACTTCCGGACCGTCTTAGGCAGCGATCCGCCCCTCTTGCCGTCGGCGTCGTGGTCGAGCGGGTCGACGGCCGCCGAAGTCGCGCCGCCGGCTTCCGCCGCATCGGCTTTCCCAGCGTCGGTCACATCGGCGCCGCCGACAAAGCCGGGGTCCGGCTCCAGGCCGCCGGGAGCATCGGGCAAGCCCTTTTCGTCGCGCAGTTCCGCGGCGGACTTTCCGATGAAGGCGCCGTGGTTGTTTTCGAACTCGGTCGCGTCCTTGTCCGGGTAGCGGATGTCGGTCGGCGTGGGTTCGCTGAAGGTGCCGCTGGGATTGCGGCCCGCTTCCAGGCGAGCGCGGGCCGCGGCGTCCGTGGACGAGCGCTGCAGGCCAGTGCGCAGATCATCGTCGCTGAGCTGGCCGAGGTGGTCGGCAAAGCTGGCCTTTGCCCGCTTCTCAAGTTCCGCGCGAGAGAGGCCCGCCAGGTCCTCTGCCGTGTCTTCCGCAGGCTCCGGTTCCTTGAAGAGCTTGTGCTCCTTCGGATCGAAGTCGGTCTTGTTGATGACGATGTATCCGGACTTGCCGTCCTGCACCTTCACCGTTTCGACGCGATCGCTCATTGCGATCTCCTTGTGCTTGAGAGGGAAAGGCCCGCCGGGCGGTGTGCCCGGCGGGTTTGTTGGTGACGCCCCCGCGTCCCCTTCCTCGCGCGGCTTAGCCGGCGAGCAGCGCGATGTGGGACGGGTTCGGCACGCCCCAGCCCCAGGCAAGGGCGACCTCGTAGCGAATGCGCCGGTACTCGGCGTACATCGAGATCTCGAAGGAGATGCCCGAGACGGGGTCGGTGACCATTTCGCGGTCCTTCGCGCTGTCGCCTTCAGCCGGCAGAGCCGGGGCGCGGGCGGCGAGCACGAGGGCGTCGCGGGTGAAGGCAAGGTTCGGCGTGTAGGCCGCCCCAAGCGTGATTGCGGCGTTGTCGGCGACCGCGGCGCGGAGGCCGGGGGCGCCGATGGTCAGCACGTTCGCAGCGAGCGACCTCACGACGTACTTGTTGCTGTCGCCGGCGAAGGTGACGATCGTGCCGGCCGGGATCGTGCCAGTGCCCGTGTCGACAGTGATGGCGGTGGCGCCGACCGGGTAGCCTGCTCCGTTGTTGACCAGGTAACCGGTGCCGGTGCCAGCGGCGACCTGTTGAACCCCAGCGCTGTAGCCGAGGTCGAAGCCCTGCACGCGGGTTTCGACGCGATCGCGGAGCAGACCGTCGCTGCCGGCCTCGTTGACCTTGAAGAGCACGCTTTGCTTGCCCTCGAGGTTGAAGCGGGCGTCGGACCCGACGATCATCTTACGGCCGGATTGCGCCGCGCCGTTCTGATCCAGGATCCGGTTGGTGCCCGCGAAGTCCGTCAGGTCACCCGCGGTACCGAACGGCGCAGTGCCGAGAGTGCCGTAGGCCCGCGACGCGGCCTGGACGCCGGCGGTGACGCCGTCGATCTCGACCTGATTGGCGAGCCAGCGGAAGGACTCCGAAAACTGGTCGGCCAGCACCTTGTTGAACTGACCGCCAGGGCCGAGGGCCCGCTGCTCCTCACCGTTCCAGCGGACCGGCGAGTACTTGGACTTCGTGATGGTCAGCGGAATGCTGCCCATGGTCTGGTCGCCATCGTCCGGCGGGACCGAGCCCGGCGTGATGTTTCCGCCGGTCGCGGCCGGAACGACGGGAACCGTCACGGTCTGACCGACTGCGGCGCGTTCGAAGGTGGTGTCGCGTTGGACGGCGGGGATCAGACCGATCAGCTCGCGCGAGACTTCGTTCAGGCCGGCGTAGATCGACGGCAGGATAGCAGTGATCGTGTTGGCCATTTCAGGGCCCTTTCAGATTGGAGATGTGAGGGGAACTGGAGGCGGATGGCCCGCCATCGGTGAGCCATCCGGCCCGAGCACCGTCCCCAATCCAGGGGCGCGGCGGGTAGCCCTAGTCGACGACGGTGATGCCCTCTTTGGTCATCTTCGCCATCTGTTCAGCGGGGGGCAGCTTGGTGAACTCGGCCCGTGACATCGTCTTGCCGTTTCCGCCGCCCTGGTTCTCGCGCGCCTGCGATCCATTCGCGCCGGTGCCCTTGAGGATGTGATCCTTGTAGGGGTCGGCGGCGATCAAGATCTCGATTGCTTCGTCGAACTCAGCGATCTCAGTGGGACGGACGCGGCTGAAAATCTTCGACCCGTTGCCGTCGTAGGGAATGAGTTTCCCGTCCTCGACCTTGAAGTTGCCGCCGTAGGTCTTCTCGAGCATCGGCGTAGGGACGGCGACCTTGTCAGCGATGAACTTCGAACGGCCGAAGGCACCGCCGACTTTCTCGGCATAGAGCTGGGTCTGCAGAGTGTCGCGCTCGCCGGTCAGGGCGGCCATTTGCTCGGCATGGGTCTTCTTGGCCGCCTCGACGGCTTCCTCTGCGGCCTTGCGGGCCCCGGCCTTGATCTCTTCCGCCTTGCCGGCGCTGATGAGGTCGCCGTCCTTGATGTTCTGCACGGTTTCGAGCGCCTTCCGGGCGGCTTCGGGATCAGCGATCCCCTCGAAGCCCTTCAGATCTCTCTCGGCCTTCTCGGCGCGCTCGCGGTTGGCCTTCGCCTCGCCGTTGAGCTTGCCGATGTTGGCGATCGTGCCGGGGGCGTCGAACGCGATCTCCTTGCCATCATCGGCCAGGTAGACCGGTCGGTCTTCCTGCACCTCGGCATAGACCTTGCCGTCGATCGTTACGGTTTTCAGCTTCATGGTGCGGCTTTCTCCGGCATCCGCCGGCTCTGGTGGGCGATCCCGCCCGTTGCGCCCGGCCGCATCCACGGCTCAGGCTGTGCTTGTCGACGGCTACGCGGTTTGCGCGGCCCTGAACTCAAGCTCGTCGTCGGGATCCGGAAGCTCGGCCAACAGCGCGGCCTCTTCAGCTTCCGGGTCGAAATCCGGCGCCAGGACATCGAAGCGCCGCAGGCCGTTCCAGTAGGTGCCGCGGCTGATGTCGCCGCGCTCGCGGGCTTTGTGCAGGGCGTCCAGCGGCGCCTGGGCGTAGGGCTCCACGCTGAAGTCGGTATCGACTTCCACCTCGGCAGTGCGGTCTTCGTTCAACCACATGCTGGTGAAGACCAGCGCTTGCTCGATGACGTCTTTGAACGCGACGGCCCAGGCTTCGACGGTCGAGTGCGCCTTCGCGCCTTCAATGCTCGAGGCGGTCGCCGTTACGCCGCCAGAACGCTGGGTGAGCGGCTGCATCCCGAGCCGACGGATGTCCTCGATGAGCTCGCGGACGTCCTCGCGGATTTCTTTCAGGTTTGCCGCGTCCGGCTGGATGTAGCTCCACCCGGTCTGTTTCCCCTCGACGCCAGGCGGCGCGAAGAGGATGCGCTTCGGCCCGACCTGCAGGGGCGCGGAACCTGGCTTCGGCGGGGCGATCCCGCTGGCGCTCAGCATGGGCGAGCCTGCGTAGGTCATAATCTCGTCTTTCCGCGACTGCGCGCGGTAGAGCTCGATCTGCTTATCGGCCAGGGCCTCTAGCGGTGGCCGGGCGTACTGCGGCCCCTCCCGCTCACCCGTGAAGAACATTGCGAAGGGAATTTCGGTCAGAGGGGCATAGACGCCGTTTCCGACCTCGGGCCAGGACAGCTCGCCACGGTCGTTGGTCTTCTTCTCGAATAACTGCCACGTCGGGGGGCCGAACAGTGGGCGCTCTTCGGTGGAGCCGGGCAGGGGATCGCGGTTCAACACCCGGACGCGCTCGACCGTTCTCTCGGCATAACCCTCGCGGACTACGGCCCGCTCCATGAGCCGAACGTGCACGGGGATTTCCCGACCCCCTACGGTCGCCGTGTAGAGCGCCAGGACATCTTCAGCGCGGATGCTGATCCAGTAGGGTCGAACGCCGGCGGCGCGTTCCTCCGCGACGGTGCGCGCCAGTCCGCGGCCGGTGTTATCGACCAGGATGTGGTGTTGACCCTTCGCGACGGCCCGCCGGAACATCGGCCGGGCGAACGCGGTGAGGTTGTTGCCTTTGCCGTCGATGTCCTCGCTCAGCTCAGCGATGCGCGGCGAGATCTTCTGGCCGAGCGCGACCTCCTTGCCGAATGGCTTGGAGGCGAGGGTGCGCAGGATGTCGTCGAACTCAGGCTGCCACGGCGCCTGAGCGAGGCGGCGCTTGTACTCGGTATCGCCTTCGGCCTCGTAGCGCTTCAGGTAGACCTCGCCCATTGCCCGGATCGCGGCGGGGCCGGCGAGGATGTCGTCGATGAGCTTCCAGCTGGCCGACATCTTGTTGTAGGCGGCGGAGGTGTTCGACGGGTTGTTCGCGTCTGCTTGCGGCATCAACCCCACCTGAATGTTGCGGAAGCGGCCTGCGGAGCTTCGTCCTCGAGGGCCAATTCGTTGAAAGCATCGGCCGCGGCGTCGACCTGGTCGTCATGGGCGCCGCTGGGGAAGAGCGAGAGCTCGTCGAGGAACGGCTCGACCCACGCGTCACGATCGGGGTTCCCCGTCATCAGGACGTAGACGTTCCCGGCTTCCGCTTGGCTGGCCAGCGCCCGGGCCCTGAGTGTCTTGGATCCCGTCACCGTGCCCCAGCGCACGTCGTAGCCGATCAGCTTCTTGACCAGGGTCAGGACGTAGCCTTTGCCGGAGGCGCCGGGATCCTGCGGGAGCCGGATGCTCACCTCCGGCGTGTCGCTCGCGGCCGTGAGCTTCAGCTCAGCTTCGAGCGTCGCAGGGCTCCACTGCCCGGTGTTGCAATCGGTGATGACGAAGATCGCATCCTCGCCTTCACCGACCTGGCTCATTCGGACGCCGGCGCTCGGGTCGCCGCCGTCCTCTGTTGCGCCGATGTCCCAGCCGCGCACCGTGCGATGCACGTTGGCGGGCATGGCGGTAAGCGGCTTGAACCAGGCCCGCTGGAATATCCCGCCGTCTCGAGGCGCCGGCCGCTGCTGGTACTGGCCGGCCCACGCATAGGCGCCCTTGGCCTTCTTGAGCTTAGCGACCTCGGCGGCCGGGAAGCGCTCGGGGAAGAGCAGCTCGCCCGGCGTCTTTCGCGGGTCGCTGAAGATGATCGCCGGGTTGCCGTCGTTGGCCGGCCGAAGCACCGTCGTGCAGCGCTGCTCCGGCTCGAACTCCATCGGCAAGTTCAGGTGCACGAAGCCCAGGTCGAGCTCAAGCACCGTGCCCGCCACATCCTTGGTGTGCAGCCGCTGCATGATGATCACGATGGCAGACGTCTGGACGTCGTTCAGGCGGTCGGTGATGCCCTCGCGGAAGGTCTTCACTGCGCCTTCGCGTTCAGTGTCCGATTCCGCGCCGTCCACGCTGTGCGGGTCATCGACCTTGACGCGGTCGCCACGGCCGCCGGTCATGGCCGTGAACGCCCGCGCTTCGCTGAAGCCGTTCGAGACGTTTTCGAACTTCGTCTTGGCGTTCTGATCGTGGCGCAGCTCGGTCGCTTCGCCCCACAGCGCCTGGTACTTCTCGCTCTCGATCAGGCGCCGCAGCTTCGAGTTGTCCCGGAGCACGTTGGGCTGGCTGAATGAGGTGGCAAGGTTCTGCAGGTGCGGCAGCCCGCGCGGTCCCCATTCCCACGCCGACCAAAACACCAGGATGAGGGACTTCATCATGCCGGGCGGCACGGTGATCAACAGGCGCAGGATCCAGCCGAAGGTGACGGCCTCGAGGTGCTGGCACATCGCCTGGATCGCCCAGCCCGACTTGAAAGGCCTGGCCGGCTCGAGGACGTACCAGAACTCCTCAATGAAGCCGTGAAGCGTGGCGCATTTCGCAATGATCGCGTCGCGTTCGGTCTCCAGCCGCCGCCGTTGCTCGCGCTCGTGTTGCTCTCTGCGGAGCACGATGTACCGCTCGGCCTGATCGCGCGTCAGTGGCGCGCCGGTTAGCGGATGCCGGAACGCCGCCGTCATCAGATGTCGTCGCGCTCAGCGTCGCTGACGGCCATCGCCGCCAGCTCTGCCTCGATCTCCTCGTCGGTCATTTGACGTGTGCGGCTCGTAAGATCGATGCGCTGCACCGGCGCAGTCTTCGGAGCCATCCGGGCCGTCTGCCATTTCGCCGCGTCGAGGTAGCCGCGCGCGCCGGACGGATCGACCTTCTTGCCATCGATCTGCACGCCGAGCGCGGCGGCCCGATTCACCTGCAGGGCGTCCTCGGCGATGAACTCGGCCCGGCCTTCGCGTGCGCGCGCGTACTGTTCGCTCCGGCCCGGGTCGGCATGCAGCCAGTCGCTCGTCGACGGCACATGAAGGCCGAGCTTCGCGCAGGTCTGGCGCAGGCTCTTGCCGTCCCACACCATCTCGAGGATCACCTCAAGATCGCTATCCTGCGGCCGCCTCTGCTGGGCGTCGGTCATCGCTCACCTCTCGGAACGTCGCGCCCGTGGCCGCCAGCGTGGCGCTCCGCCCCGTGAACTCCTCCCGCCTTTGGACGATCACGTCGGCGAACCGAGGATCCAACTCCATGAGGCGGGCGAGGCGCGCTGACTTCTCAGCTGCGATGAGGGTGGAGCCTGCGCCCCCGAAGAGATCTAGGACGATCTCCCCTTGGCGGCTGCTCGCTTCGATCA